AGCAACAGCAGATGCTGGGACATATACAACATCTCCAGTTTCGATGGATGTTGCATTACCTTTGTCTAGTACGCTGAGTAGGAAGTTCTCTTCACTGAAAGATACAAACTTTTGAGTACCAAATTCAAGTTGTGCTTTGAAAGTAAGTTGACCACCAGAAGCAGAAGAATCTAGAACAAAGTCCCTTCTAGCATAATACTTAAGTGCAGTATCATCAGTTCCTTTAACAAGAGACTTGATTTGCTTACTACCAGTCGGGAAGATTAGAGAAGACTTAGATACATTATCTACTTTTGGTCTCACTCTGATAACAGTTGTAGACGCAACATTTTCTGGAAGTAAGCAATCTAGATAAATTCTAGATTTTTTAACACCCTCTGGACGTGTTGCCTGCTGTACAACTGCCTTGACCAGATTGTTGTTCTCATCAGAGAACTGTACAACATCACCTTGTACAAGGAACTTGGACGAATCTCCACCAAAACCTGTACACTCAACAAATGATTGTCCTTGTGAACCACTGAATGTGAATTCAGTTACATTAGTAGATGTAATAAAATTAGATCTAGTAAACTCAATATCAGAAGTGAAAAGATTGGGTGCCTGTGCTCCTGCAGGAGCAACACCAAATCTAGCGCTCATTGACTTAACATTTTGTGGTGTGTAAGTCAATACAACATCTTGGAATAGAACTGCTCTTACGATAGCAGTATTACTAGCGCTAAATGTTGTTGATGTAGTTGTTAGAGTTGTACTAGGTGGTTGAGCATACTCAACTGAAATAGCATCTCTCTGTTCAATTGTAAGTTTGTAAATACCGTTACTAGGATCTAGATGTGGTTTAATGATAGCTGGATCATACTTAACCCCATCCAAAACTGCAGCAGTTAAACCACCGTAGTTGATTCCTCTGCTATCAACAACAAAGTGTGATACTGTATTCTCTTTTGCGATTCTTAGAGAGTTACCTGCCTCATCAACAATTGTTTCTCCCTGTTGGAATGTACCAGAAAGAGACTTACAATAGATTTTATTACCAGAAGTTAGATATCCATTAGGAGATCCTTCAATAACAGCATATGCACCACTTCTAGATCCAGTAATATACTTACCAGTCTCAAACTGTCCGTCAGGGATTTCACTATCAACAGTAATTCTTGTTAGGAATGTTGGGTTGAAATACGACATTTTAAATGTCGCATTGTAAGATGGTGTAGATCCAACCCTACCTCTGGATAAAATTCTATCTGATGTAGGATCAAAACCAATTCCTCTAGATGCTAGAGTAATATTTTTTGGTTTTGCTAGTCCAATAGTAGGAACAATAGACTCTTGATAACTAATAACATCTCCAAAGATTCCTGTAGCATCGGAAGATTCTGCAGTAGACTCAGAGAAGTATAATTGTGTTCTCTTATTAGTATTGAATTCACTATATTCTTTCAGTAGGGTATCTACGATATCTCTTCTACCGACAACAGTCAATTCTAGATAGTTTCCTTGTCCTAGGAAAGTATTACCAGCAAACTTAGAGTATGCGAGAGTTGTTACTTCCTGAACATCATTACTCTGAGATGCAATTCTTACCCAGAAAGAGTTGAATGTAGTCTCAATAGTAGTATCATTAATATCAGCGTAAGTTTGACCAGAACTACCTGCAGTAACACTTACAAGAATAGTCTTGATTGCTTGATCTGAGTTAAATGTTGAGGTTCTTCTAGAACGAGTCTGTTTATGTGCAGCAGTAGATTCTGTATCGTTTGTACCAATAGATCCATCACCAAAGGATTGGTTTAGATGTAGTGTTGGGTATGCACTTAGATCTGCATCAAACGAGTTTAGTGGAATAGTATTATATGTGTTCGTTAGGTAGAAACTAGAAAGATCACTATGCTTTAGTGTAATGTTATCTCTTTCTAGAGACTCACGAGATTTATTAACAGTAAGATACTTACTTTCTTTGTTAAGAATTTCGTAACCTTTAATATATGCCTTACCAGATCCAATAGAGAGAAGCATTTTTTGGGATGCTTCTGCTTCTGTTAGTCCATTAACTAGTCCAGTTTCTTCATTCTTTTTGTAGATACCTTTGTTTGAACCAGATTGCAAATACTCTCTTACTTCAGTATCAAATGATTCTACAACATAATCACCAGACTCATCATAAGTTCTTCTTGCTAGAGTCTCTTCAATAATGTTATAATCTGCTTGCTGAATCTTTCTTTGAACAGATCCATTCTTAACAGAAATTAATTGAATAAAATTACTATCTGTCGTAGCATCTAGATCATACTTTGCTAGAGACAGGTTAACAGAAAGTCTGTGCGCTCCAGGAGCACTAAAATTAGCAAACCCTCTTGCTTGATCATATAGAGTAGAATTTTCTTCAGGTGTGATTAGATCCTCTGTGATCTTAAACCCAACTTTTGCTGATGGTTTGTTAGTATATGGATCTAGGAGTAGAAGTTCTGCATTGTTGCGGACAAAATGTCCATTTACAAAGTAAATACCTTCTTCTACTTTGATAGCAGATGCAAATCCCATTGCAGGACTCGTCTGTGACGTTTCTACGCCCGTATCAGGGTCCTTAAGGGTCACAGAAGTAGGAAGTACACTTCCGTCTGTTCCAACCACTAGGAGAGGCGTATTAACGCCATCTACAACTTCTAGAGTTTCACCTTGACGGAAAGTCGATTCGTTACTAGAATTACCACTGCTAGTATAGTTTACGTAAACAGTGTCTGCAGATGTTAAAGTTGAAAACTGTGTAGATACAACAACACCCGTAACACCAGACGTGATGCCCTTAAGCGTCTGACCTACAAGTTGTGAAATATCGTATTTTTTATAGACAATAGTATTCCCTTCCGCTACAGCAACTTCTGTAACAGACGACAATTTAACAAAGTCAAGTTTAGTATTTAATCCAACTTCGCCAGGAATTACTAAATCTCCCTGCTTAAATTGGCGTCTACCAAGAGACTCAATTTGATTCTGCAGAATAGATTGTAGTTGAGTTAATTCTCTGGCTTGGATCGAATAACCAGGACGGAAAAGAACCCTATAAAAGTTCTTTCCCGCATCGTAGTCATCGTAGTAAGGAGATACGTTTAAATTCGTCTTTTGGGGCATCGTAAACCAAACCTAACATTTAATTAGAATTCGATTACTAGTTTAATATCCTCAATTTGATCGGATGCTCTAGTAATAAGTCTTCTGTTCTCTATGTATACGAGTTCTCCCGAGTTTGGTTTGATCTCAGGGGTTGCGAGACCTGATGTAAAGGTAACTCCGTTCAGTGTTTGACTGTATGCTCCATCAACTGTTACAGAAACTGCAGTTGTAGCATCTGCGATAGGATTAGCACCGCCAGCAAATGCTCTTACAATACCATTATCGGTGTGTGATTCAGGTGATTGGAAATAGCGGAGAACACCAGCAGTAGCGCTTTCTCTTTCCCAAGACACTACGGTTCCTTTAGCAGTACCACCAGTTACAGTTTGACTGATCTCATTGTCGTTTCCAAAACTGCTATCGGTAAGTCCTGTACCAGTAACTCTTACTGCATATGTGCCAGTCAAAGTATTGGCGGATGCAAAAGCAGTAGAACCCCACTGAAGAGGATCTTTGATAAGACCGATTCTACGGAAGTCATTACTTACAGGGAAGTCTCCTTGTCCTTCGTTGTAGGTTAGGCGGACGTTAACCATAATGCGCTTAGCATTTAGTTCTTGTGCTAGGTTAGCACCATGACCACCTTGGGGAGGAACGATAACTTCTACTTCTGCCTTAGCAGATCCAGCGATAGTCTCACTAGTAGCAAGTGCTGCTTCTGCAAATAGACCGTAAGCATCTCCACCTGCACCAGTACCAGTACCAGTCTCAAGTGCTACACTACCATAAGTGTATCCAGTTCCTTCAACCTCAACAGTTGCAGATGTGATAGTACCAGTACCATCAGTCTCAATCTTTGCAACACCACCAGTTCCATCACCTAGGATAGGTGCATAGAGTGCAGAAGCGCCAGTTTTGTTAGCAGGAAGAGATGCACCAGGATCTTTAACGAATAGAGTATCAATTGCACCATCAACTGCAGCAGGACCAGAATATGCACCAACAGGCATGAAGTCACTGGATAGGAAATCCATAACTTGTGCAGTAGTCATAGTATAGAGATACTTCCAACGATATCCATCTGCAGAACCAGTGTAGACACCGTTAGCATAGTTGTTTGCCGTTGTAGGCATGTTTTGTGCGTTGTTAGCACCAGGAGCGAGGTCTTCTTTGTTGTAGATGCACTTAAAGACTTCGTAATCACTGTTCATTACATAGAACTTAGCTTCACCAAGACTGTTCTTGTTATTAGTAGTTTGCTTAGCAGTACCACCTGTAGAAGGTGCAGCACTGTAGTCTGGTTTGTACATATCGAACGTAGGGTTCGTAGAGGTATTCCAGTTCAAACGGGGAACAACAGAAATAACGTTAGAGGATTCAACTCTCTTAGCAGCAATGATCTCCTTGTAGATTCTAAACTTTTCTTCTTGGTTATCTAGAGGAGCAGGAGCATTGTTTTCGTCGGCTTTACGATATACTCCACATAGCGCTTCAGCACCAGTATCAGATCCAGATGCATATCCCTTTAGAACATTGCCTGCAGTTGGATTAGCAGCAACAGGATTAGGAGCGGAAACTAGTACGTAGCTTGGGAACACTTTCTCGATTGTAGCTTTGAAAGTGGTGGATCCGTATGCAGTAGCGCCACTAGCGCCTGCGTCGTAAATTTCACTACCTACTGCTAGTGCAGTGGAGTTTCCAGAATAGTATTCAAGAATACCATACCAAGCATCAGAGCGTCCAACGAAGAAATACATCCTCGTTCTCTCAGTGCTTGCGTCATCTGGTCCCTCTGTAAGAGACTCTAGGAACTGTGATGCATTAAAAATGCGAAACTTTTCAGAAATAATTGCCGACATAATTGTACTAGAATAGCTACGGAGGGATTGGATCCAAGTTATTTATATTTATACTAGTCTGATTATACTACTTGCAGTAACTGTTCCACCTATTGTAGGTTGAGTTGTATTAGCGCTAGTATAATCAATAACGAAACGATCAGACAGTTTAGAACTATACTCCAATTGATATAGACCTACCTGAATGATACCAGAAGCAGGGAATCCACTAGTGACTGCGAAGACATTTGGATCTGCTGCTGCATAGTCAACATCCAATACGGAAGCGTTATAAACGATAGCGGCAGTTGCAGTTCCCATACCAACAGCAGGAGGAGTCATGGTTGGTAGATGTACTGTCGTCGCGGAACTTGTGGAAATTCCTTGAGTTAAAGTGATCTGCTTAATATTGTTCAACAGACTTACGCTAGCAGACGCGACAGTAGAAGTTTGTGCAGGTCCTGAAGTAGTTAGAGTTACAGTAGATTGTGCTGTTGAAGGAGCACCTGCATCTCTATCTAGCTGTTTTGTTAGTGTAAGTTCGCGGAGTAAATTGTAAGGACTTGAGTATACTTTAGTTTGCTCAAGTTGGTTTTGTACACTTGACTGTACAATAGAACTAGTGGAAACAAAAGTTGCTAGTGCTGCAGGAGCACGTTTGATGATCGTCTTCTGATACTTAGTATCAAACTGACGATGTTTTTTAATAATGTTATAACCACGAGTTACATTAACTTTAGGAGCAGCAGTATACCCACTACCACCCTGAGTCAAGATAACATCAATAACATCACCACCTTCACATATAACTTCTGCTTCTGCACCACCACCTAGTTTATTGATACTCTCAAACACCAATTGTGGTGCAATAGAGTAACCAGAGGCAGTTGGATTTTTAGTAATGTCTCTCTTGTTCCAAATTAGTGAAGTAACAACACCATTTGTAATATTTGCTACTACATCTAAACCTTGACCAGAAGTAACACCATTGTAGTTAGAAACAGATACAATACCAACTACATCAGAAAGTTGAGTATTTGGATTGTATGTTAGACTTGCAATTTCATTTGGTACTCTCTTGATGAGTCTATACTCATCTTCACCATCAATCTGAATTCTGTCTCCAGGTTCTAGATCTTGGACGGTAGGCTTATCATGATGATATAACCAAGAAGCAGTATTTTTTCTGAGATATCTTTTGTCATCTCTATCGTTGTATGTGATTGTTACGGTTGCGTTAGATAGATTTAGTAAGTCATAGGCACCACTAAAATCTAACCCCTTAGAAATTCTTAGAGGTTCTGTAAGATCAACTTCAGGATTCATCGCAGTAAGCATTACAAATTTCCATCCAGTTGCAGTTGTCTCCCAATACTTAATTTCACCAATAGTTTTATTAATTACATTTGGTTGACCAGAGTTAAACTGCTGGTATACTGGAGCATCTGTTCTACCGTTAATGATGCTAACAAAATTATCATACTCGTCATTACCATCAATAGAGACCGTAACTTCATTGTAAAACGAATCTGTATCAATATTGAATGCATCGAGAAGTTGATCTTGATTATCACCAACTAATAGAACCATATCAACACTCTGTCCTTTTCTTGGACCTTGGGAAAATGTAATACTAGATTCATTAACAGTATATGCCTTTCCTCTTTCTTGTAGAATACCATCTAAGAACACTAACAGGAATCTATCATCGTCAATAATAACTGCTTCCTTAGTTTCTTCATCCTTCATAATGAATGGTCCCCTTGCCTTACCATTGAGATTATTTTCATCAATGTTTATGCGTAGGTATCTTCCAACATTATGTGCATAGAACTTTTCGACTGCTAGAGGTTCCTGAACAGTGAGAGTGTTTAGTTCCTGTTCCCACTTAGGTGGTTCTGCAAAAATAATTTTATCTGGATCTGATCCACCGACTCTCTTAATATTATATGCATTCACTCTTGGGAAAGTATTATCATATTTTGCGTTCTGGAATACACCATTAACAACTACAAATAAATCCTCTTTTACAGATGTATCAACGATAGTGTTATCAGTGTAGTACAAATCAAATTCGATATTTTCTCCATCGAAATAATCAGGTAGAGACTTGGTTGCAGCACCACCATTCAAAACTGTTTCGATGTTAGCATATAGAGAGTTTAAAGCAGATTGAACGTCATCACATTCTGCAAATAGACCAGGACCACCATCGAAATTACCAGAAAGAATATTGAGGTTGGAGAAAGTTCTGCTGCTCGCCCAATTGCCCTTTCTTTGATTGTTGTCTGGTGTCTTTTCAATGATGTAAGGACCCTTCGCTAGAATCTCTTCTACAATATCAATGTAAGACTTAAGAGACTGTTCAACGTCAGCACATTGTGCTGAAGATCCTCCATTTGGATCTGGTAGTACAGTAGTGTCTGTGAATGGAACAAAGATGGTGTGTTGTCCTGTAGGGAGGTTCTGTCTCATAGCAAGAACCATGAGATCAGTTGCATACTTATACGCTGCAACACTTTCTGCATATTCAGATGAGATGTATGCTAGTTGACTCTTGGTAAAGTAGAACTCGGCAAAATCTACAACCTTAAAGTTTCCGCCATATCTTAGATGATAAACAAATGCATCAACTAAGATACCAGTATCTCTAACACACTTATCTTCATTAGGAATAGAAAGATTAGGATAAGTTGCTTTTGTCCAACCAATAGTCTCTTCTGTGATATATGATCTATTCTTTTCAATCAAACGTGCAGCATCCATATATGTGCCGTTGTTGATTCTGCTGAACGAGAATGTTACCTGATCAATATTATTAACGGTATTGTAGATAGTAACAGTAGATCCAAGACCAACATTCAATACACCAGTGTTAGTAACTTGAGTTGGACCATAGTTGACCTGACCTGTAGTATTAATTACAGTGCTAATGATCTGACCACTATAACTAGTGTTTGCTTGTCTATTAACTCTTACGCGATTACCAGATAGAATCTCTACAACACTAGCTGGTTGATCAAACTGACTACCACTAGAAACATTCATACCTACACAAATGCCTAGCATAGAAGGTAGTGTAATAATATCAGATCCAGGTGTTACTGTACAACCTTGTACTGAGATGTCCCAGTTACGCATTGCGGCAACACATAGATTCATTGCATACTTGTAAGTTGCTAGACTTTCTGTTAGTTGTGCATTGATATATGCGAGAGCACCATTGTTATAGTAAGACTCTGCTGCCTCTACAGTTTTCTGATTACCGCCATATCTCAAGTCATGCTCAAATGCGTCTACAATGAGACCGATGTCTCTAACACACTTGCTTTCTAGAGTATTCCATCCTAGATTAGGGAAAGTTTCCTTAGCATAACCGATTGCCTCTTCTTGAATGAATGATCTGTTAAATCTAAGTTGATTAGCAGCATCAATCCAAGTTCCTTCTTTTTGGAAGATCTGGCGTACCTTCTTCAGGTATGTTGCATTCTTAGTAGCATCTTTGTACTCAAATTGTCTACCAATAAATTTCTGTGCAGGGATATAAGCATTGTTCTCACTGCGATCTCCAAGTGGTGCCTTTGCAAATGTGATAGTATCACCAGATACTGTATATGCAACTTCTGGTTCTTGTAAGATACCATCTAGAGTAATAGTCAAAGACATTGCATTATAAGGTGAAACTGCTTGACCAGTCTTCACATCTTTCATTACAAAGTCTCTAGTTCCTCGTTGCAATCCATCGCTATCAAATACTCCGTTGAATGCTGGTTCTAGTCTAATTTCCTTAGCAGTCAATCCTCTTGGATCAAATGATTGTTCAGCAACAGAACCAGTACCGCGAAGAATATTAATGTCCTTACTAAGATTAATTGTACTAACAATTTGTCTCTTAGTGTTAGAAATTTTTACGGTATTCTCATTTTGATTCCAAAGGTTAAGTTGTGATACTTGAGCTGCTTTAGTCTGTTCATTGATACGAACAGTTGCATTCAAATCAACATTTAATTCACCAAACATTTTGAATCCTGCTGGGTGAACAGAATCCTTGATTAGATCCCTCCACTCAGTAATACCAGATGTAGACTCGATTACATATGAGTAATCTTGATAGAAGTTATTATCTGCTACTCTATGAGTTTTAACACCAACCTTACCTTTATCAGAACCAAACTTACCTAGATTATCAAAATAGGAACGAGTATCAACATCAAACTCACTTTCTAAAATATCGTCTACAATACCAGAAGTATTGCTTGAAACCCCAGTGATAGCAGTGCCTTTGACGAACTCACCTGAAATAATATTTACCTTGAGAATATTAGATCCTTTTCTCCATCCTTTATTAGAAACAATACCTGATGTAGTTCCTTGTGTAATTTGTTCACCAGACAAGAAATCACCACTAGTGTTTATGATCATTGCGATACTAGTAGAATGCCTTCTTTGCAGAGAAGTGTTATTCCAAATACCAGATCCACTAAATTCAATTTCAACGTTTTTAGTAACACCAATAGATGTAGATCCTGCGTACACACGAACATCACTTTCAATAACTTTCAGTGTTGGTTTGTAGGTGTAGTTTTTGCCTTTATTTTTAACAACAACATTAGCAATACCATTCGCAGTTGTTTTTAAGATATCAAATACTACTTCACTACCATCTCCATCAATAACAATAACTTTTGGTTTGGAATAATTTTTACCAATAGTATTGATAGTAACACCAGCAATATTTTTATTAATAGAGTCCCACTGTGCTGATACATGTGCTTCATCCAAAGTTCTCATGCTAGCACCAAGAACTGCAGGAACTTTCTTGTACCCTGTTCCTAAGTTACCAACAGCAACTTCTGCAATCTCACCAACAGCGTTTGCTCCAGACGTGGTATAGGACATTGATCCTGTACCATACCATCTAGGAAGACTATCCATTGTAAATACAAATTGCTTAGGTGTTACAAACACAATTTGATGCTGACCCTGTAGAGGATCATTTACAATCTCTACATAGTTGTCGTTATCTCTAATTACACTGGTAGGACCAATTCTAATAGATTGTGTACCAGAAGAATCTGTAGTAACAATTGACTTGTAATAGTATCTTTGATAAAGTGGACTCTTTCTATCTGTTAGAGTTCCTGTTAGGTTTACTGTACCCAACCTAGCACCATATCCAAACTTAGCGTATAGACATGCATTTGCAGTACCAGGAGTACCTTGTCTAACAAGTTCTGGAGCAATAATATTATCAGACTTACTTGGAGAGATTAAAAACTCTGAATATACATTAGTAAAGTGACTTAGATCAAACTTATACTGATAATGATCTTGGAATTTAATATTGGGGGAAATCTCATAAGGTCCGTTTATATTTTCGGAAAGTTTTGTGACTATAATATAGTCAGATACTTGCTGCAACTTAACTAATTTTTTTGGAACACTTTCATCAAAGAAACTAGATCCCAATCCAACTTTATAGTCGTTATAATTTCCAGTAGTAAAGAAATTTTGATTGTGCTCAACAACCAATTTTCCGTTGTCGTAAGATAGAACAACAGGATCTAATGTAGAATTACCAGTAATAGGAATAGTGCTTCCTACAGTAAATCTAAAATCAGGAACATCCAAAGATACTTCCTCATTATTATAATGATCTTCGTCTTCTGTTCCTTTTTGTGCTCTTGTTACTACTAATTGTTTTGTGGTTTCTTTAACATCAGTGATCTGCATGATTTCATCACCGACTTTGATGTAGTCGGTATCTGCTAGTTCAGATATATCAAATACAGTCAGTAGATTATCTCCAGCACCAAATCCGACATGCTCTACGCTAATTTTTAAATCTTGAGAATCTGCAGGAGCACTACCACTCTTAGATAGAGATACATCAGGAACTGAAAGAATATCGCCTAGGATATAATCTGTCCCTTTATTGACTAGTACAACTGTATCAACTTTACCCAATGAGTTTGTGGTAATGTTTGCTGTTGCTCCACTTCCAGACCCACCAGTTAATGCTATATCTGAAAAAGTATTACTTACTTGATAATCAGCACCACTATTTTGGATTTTGATTCTACCAATACCTGCATCATTTATTCTAGTAGTAAATACTAGTGGAACAATATCAACTTCTTGAATAGCACCTAATTGTACAAAGTAATTCTTTGTAGTAATACTATCATCTGGATCAATTCTAACCTTAATTAGATTACCTACAGAAAGGTCATGATTTGTAGATGTTGTTACCAGAGCAACTTTAGTATCTACTTTAAAAGGAACTAGTCCTGTACTCAGACTTTTTGTAGATAAAATTTCAGCACCAATAGTATTGAGTAAGTTGTTACTTCTCAAATAATAATCTTGTGTGATAGTAAATGTACCAGTCAATACTTTAACTTTGACTGAGTTTCTTTTATCTGTGGATTCGATTACTTCGCCACTAGCAATAACAACATTACCATCAGTGTATTCAATAATTGCGCCTTTAGTAAAGGTAGCATTAGTGTTAAGAACAATGTTTAGTGATACAGTCGATGAATCAAAAAGACCAGTATCATTAAACAATCCACCAGTAATATTTTTAAGTACAATAAACTTTCCATCAAGTGTGTTACCAACAGCAGTACCAGAAACACCTGACGATGGTTGACTGATTATATCACCATCAAAGATATAGCAGTTTTCTGTAATTTGTAAAGTTGCAACTTTTTGAGATGCAACTTCTTCATTAGTTGCTTCAATAGTAGATATAGTCTTGCCTTTAATCTCTGTAATAGATCCTCTGGCTTCAGTACCACCAGTGTCGATATCATCTACAATAATTGTAGATCCTACTGATAGGTTATTAGATGAACCATATACACTAAATGACTCAACACTGCCTGTGGAAATGTCTTTAGTTTTTGCTCTAGTAATAAGACCATTATTAGGAGTTGTTGCTCTTTTAATTCTTACAGCATTTACTGGTAGATCACTATGAGTTTGGAACTGTGTATAGTTTGCTGCTAATGGTAGCGCATAAAAATTTTCACCTAGCATATATGGATATGCTGGATCACCATTAATATCTTCAGTAGCAAAGTATGCATACACACCATTAGGATATTCTGGTGTTACACAGAACCTACCATTGTTTCTATCCAAATCACCAAGTCTATCTGCATAGTAATAATCTTGAGTGAACGAACCTAGTGGATAAGTTGCGACAGATGGACCATTAGAACGTGTAGTCCTCTTTCTATAACCAGAATCAATCCTTTTAATAGCAGAAGTGCTGTCCACTGAATCAGTGTAACCATAAGGACCATAGATTGGATTACCATCGTAGGCAAAACCAATAATAGGAGAGTGATTAGAAATAGTATCATTAAGACTTGTCTTTAATGAAGGTGGATATGCAACCACACCATAGTTTCTAAATCCTCTAGTGTTTAGGAAAGAGAATCCATACTCGGTATCTTTATCAGATCCTAGAGTTTCAAATCTATTCTTAACCCACTCAAAAATAGATGCTGTTGCTGTAGCAGCAGATCCTGATGGAATAATCTCAATAAGAACGTCTCCAGCGGTATAGAAAGAACCACCGTTGATTTTAATCATTTCAGCGATCTGTCCAGTTGCAGACACTCTTGCTTTATAGTCTGCAAACCTACCTCTACCATTTCTATCAGTAATTCTAATCGTAGGAGGTGCAGAATAATACTCTCCAGGATCTGTAATAGTAATACTGGTAATCTGACCCATTGTGACTACAGCATTCAATACTGCGTTTCTACCAGAAACGATATCTACAGTAGGTGCTGTGGTATAATTACCAGGAGTATTGACTGTGACTGATTCTACAACCAAACCCGACATATTTGCTGTCGCTAGATATGGTGTATTATTAACCAATACAAATGGTGGTCTGTTATACCCAGTGCCTTGATTGTTTACCGCAATAGAAGTAATAGGACCAGTAAATACACTATCCTCATGCTTATGACTATAAGCTAGTACACCATCAACAAAAATACCGATATCCTTTCTAGGAGTCTCATAAGTCTCAGTTGTAGTCTCAGGAGACTTGCGAATAGTTCTCAATAGAGGTTGATCTATTGGAGTGTCGCTAGCAGGAATCGTCTGATTGAAGAAGACCGTTCTTCCTACAGGGAATCCACTAGAACAGATGTAATAGTTCTTTTCATCCTCAAAGATCTCAGTGATACCAGTAATAGTTTTGGTATTAGCATTAGTAGTTCTAATGTCTCCACTTTGTACAACATCAGCAGGTTGTGGAAACTTCCATCTAATAGTATTACTAGATGTCTTAATAATAGGATCTACAGTATCAAATCCAGACTCCTCTACATTAATTACTTCTCCTTCAATACCATATGGTACAGAAGATTTAGGGATTAGATTGTATACAACACCTAGAGGAATCAAAGATACATTCTTGCCCTTGATTACTACGTTGCTATAAATTCTTGTGTTAATAGCATGTGTTGTAGACAGGGATCTGGACTTAATAATAAACTTTCTAGCAGTCTTAGATGCATACTCGACAAGTTCACTATTAACATAGAAAGATCCTTCTTTCTCCCAACCAAATGTTGAATCAACTTCAATACTATCACCAACAGCATCTGTTGTAGAAATAATCTTTGTAAGAGATGTTTTATTAGCAATAGAAAATCTGTTATTAATTGTTCCTCTATTCAGAACAATATCCCACATCTGTGTACCATCTACAATCTGCTCTTTGAGAACGTTCTCAACAACAGCAGATGCAAAATTACCACTACTCTCTGTAATAGTCTCGCCAATTAGATCTTCTGGGTTTCCACTTAGAGCAAGGACTCTAATAGCATATACATTATTCCAATCAGACTCAGATGCTTTGAGTGTGATATCTTTTGGATAGTATACATCAGTTTCACCACTGCTAATTAGTGCATTGAATAGAAACTGAATAGAACGTTTGGTTCCTTTCGCTTTGTAGAAAGATCCAATGTTCTTGATAAGAGTTCTTTTATCAATCTCGCCTCTCAGATACTTTTCTGGAATTCCTGCAAGATATTCTGACTCAAATCCTTGAATCAGACTGAATAGAAATAGATTACTTAAGTTTTGTACTTTTGAGTCTACAGCATGATTGTCTGCTACAGTAGAAACAAAATTGGATGTGTGATATAGATCTCCAAGAGTGGTATTACCATGTACACCACGCCTTAGACCATCTAGTGTTGTATCAGTCTTGGAAGTATAGAAAATGATCTCATCGTCAATCTTTACTAATCCTTGGTCAGGGTATCCTTCTGTAGATAACACAGAGATACTAGATTGTGAGTTGCTAGCAGCAGATGAAAGAGACGTTGTGGAGAATACTGAATCGTCATAAAAATTGATGTCGCGATAGGTGGTTAGGTTATTAATGAGGTCTAGAATACCACCTTGTACTTCCTGTTGCCCATAATAAGATTTGAGGAAACTACCAAATAGTTGATAGTCCTCTACAATAAAATTGGGTAACTGATTATCAATCAGATACGAGATGTTTCTAGACTTTAAGTTCATTCTGGAACAGCACTAAAGTTGGATTTGGAGATATCAACGTCGAGATAAACTTCACGTACAGCATTTACATCTTTAGATGCAGGTTCTACGCGAATTTCAATTTTGTTATCAGAAAAACTACCTGAGATAATAGTCAAGTTGTACAGTTGAATTTCGCCTTTTTCATAATCAATTTCACCGATTTCTTTCTGTACGTAAACCTTTTCACCAGTTAGAGAATTCAGTCTATATAGGTCGATTTTACCAGCGGTATCATCTTCCAAATATACAGTAAATGTTGGATATTCGGATACAACAAATCCAGTAGACTTCATGACTGAATCATCACACGAATCTTTAAATTCATTCAAAAAACACAACTCGTAATAGAATGTAGAGTTGAGGGTAGGATAAAAGTCTTTTCTTAATGTTACATTTGTTACATTAGAAGAAATTGATTGATCTGCACCATCAATTACTGCTGCATATCTAGAATGACGGAATTTGCCGTTAAACTTCTCAGTTTGACTAGATGCAGTATATTCATCAACTGCAGTTGTTACTTTCTTACTAATCTCTGCTTTGGTATCAGTAGTCTTGGAAGATTTATAACTTACAATTGAATTTAACTCAATGTATAGAATAGAAGGATCAATAATTACAGGTGTAACTGATGCAATCGTATAGTCTTTTAATTTTTTAATAATATCTTGTTTTGTGAACGAAGACAAACTGTTACCAACTTTTGGTTTGATAGCAATCTTAACTTTACCAAACTCAGGTGGTTCATCCTGCTCCCCACCAAATGTAATGATGTCTGCAGTTGCTGGAAATACCTTCCTAATAATAGATGCATAATCATCTTGTGTAACCGCTCTGTCTTGAGCAGAAAAGGTCTTGGGAGCAGAATACTTAATAGACGACACAGACTCAATTTCTGCGCCTCCCTGCGCCACTGAGGACGTTGTGACGGTTGGTGTAAAACTAAATGGTTGTCCAGATTTTGACGATATGATACCAGAGAATGAAAATGTCTTAGCGCCATTCGCATCTTCACCATCGGTAACGACATACGTTACTTCTACAAAGTTATTATGTTGTAGTTTCTTACCATAAACACCATCGCCAAAGAACAACTCATATTGCTCGTCAAGAACTTCTTCAACAAAGAAAACATTAGATGTATCATCTAAATCTAGAATATTCTCTGCAACGTCATATGTTTCGTAAGATGTGCTATTCTCAGTCTCATATACTCTGATCTTAATCGTAGATGCATCTAGACCAGGGTTATTGAGAATAAACTTCTGCTTCTTCAGTGCAGTGTTAATTGTAAACGACTGCTTAATTAATGTTCCTTGATATACATCAATAACACCAAAATTAGCGGTATTACCATTCAAAGGAGCTTCATGATCATCAATAGATACAAACTGATAGATAGCGTCATCAAATGACGTGGTAAAACCAGTTCCTCGTTTTAACGTGCATGTTACTGGTGGAGTTCCTTGACCAGCATATACTAGAGAGAATTCTACTTTAGCTACAGGTGCAGTAGTAGACCTGGGGCGATATCCAATCTGCTTCGCCAGGGATACTACATTGTCTCTCAAGGATGCCGAATCCAAGAACATCTCATTAATTACCATGTTCGTGTTGAACGCGGTATAATAAGTATTATATGCTAGTACATCTAGCATTGTGCTTAAAGTTGATCCCTCAAAGTCGTAATCAGTGAAATCACTATTCGCTCTGAGGTAATCAACCAAGGATGCTTTAATGTCTGCGAAATCTAGATTCGCAAGTTGAGTGTAAGGCATTACTGACTACGATTTAAGAAGAACTCAATTGAAATTCGTGGTACATCAGAACGACTTAGGACTTGGAAGTCTAATCGTACATCAAAACCATTAGAATCAAAGTTAGGCTCGACAATGCACTGCTGAACCGTAACTCTTGGTTCATACGTTCCGAGTGTTCTAACTATTTCATCTCTAATAGTACCAGCAGTACCAAAATCTAGTGGTTCAAACAAGTATGATCTAATATTAGAACCATACTGTGAATCGTATAGTCTTTCTCCCTGATTAGTTAAAAGAATATTCAAAACCGCCTGCTTTACCGCAGCATCTTCCTTCTTCACCAAGAGGTCTTCAGTGACCTTATTTTTGGCGAATGAAAGGGAAAGATCCTTAAACGGTACAGTAGACGGCATTAAGTGAATGCTAGTATCACTTTATTTAGCGTCATTCCGACCAACGGTCACGCAGATCTTGACGCTTCGCATCTTCTTTTTTCTGATCCGCAGCCATTTTAAGATACTTATCACTATCAACTTCAGTAATAAGAGTCATTCCGTTCTTAACAAACTCTTCACTCTTATCGACGCTACCGTCGAGATGCTTGGGGTGTCCCATCATTGTAGTCTCCGATAAATTTTTCATAGAACTTTTACTATTTAGATTTTGATCCAATTTTGATCATACCTGATAGGCATAACATCAATAACTAAAGAATATCTAAAATCATTAGTTTTGTTGTGTGGTACATCATGCACTAGTGCAGATGGAAAGATTTGTAGTTGTCCATGTTTGTTTTCATGTAACTCATCACCAAACCTTGTACCAGTTGAGGTATCTCCCCCTAAGAAGAGATTTGTGCAGGTAAATGGTTTCCCATACCTCTCAGCATGTTGATCATGGTTGTGCTCCATAATATAGAGGTCTGGTTTAACGATATTACCCCAACAGGAGTAGAACCTACCAGTACCAAACAATAGATTCAGTTTTGGTTTCATGATCTGATGGACAGTCTTATGCCTAAGTGGATTATCACCATGAGACTTACCAATATGATAATTATCATGAAAATCACCTGCAATCTCTTTCAGTGCCTCAATAATCTGATCACACTCTTCAATACTACAGAAGTTATCGATTTTGAAGATCATTACTTTACCTGCTTTAAATCGTGAAAGAAGAATCCTAAATTCATCCTTACTTCAGATCCTGCAAATCTTTCATCAGTAATATTCATACCATGATGATACTTTTCACCATTGAATATTACTGCACGATTATATTTTGGTTCTAAATTTAGAATTTTTTTATAATGTGATTTGGGACGCCATGGTCTCTCATGCTCCCTCACATCTTCACCTTCATAATCTGGTGCTAGACAATCGTAAACGTTAGTACCAGTATTATCATCTTCATTTAGATATACCAACACAGAATATCCAGCGTCACGATGTGGCCACCAGTAACTATCATTATAAGTGTTGAAAGGATGCGGTTTAAAGATAAAGCAGTTTGAGATTACAGCACGACGATCACAGGGAACTTGTGTAATACCCATACCACGTAATACCTGATGTAGATGCTCATATGCTGGTAGGATCTTATCACTATAGAACTCATGACGCATATCAGCAAAATATTCGCCATTGTAGTTCTTATGCTCAGAACGATCCTCATCATTATCATGAGGTCTTACTACACCATTATTCATACTATTGTTACTAGTACCACCTTCTTTATGAAAGTTCGGAGCAACATGATGTAACAAATCAATTACTTCTTCAGGTTTATCGAAAAAGTTATCAATGTAAGCATATGGCGACTCACCATTAATCATTCCATACTCGATGATCTGATTCTTACCCAACTCAAAATAATTCTTCATCTCCTTAATACCATGTTAAATGAAAACGTAAGACGCATCTTATCACTCGAACTACACGCTACTGCATGTTCCAAATAGGGTGGGAATAAAATAATCTGCCCTTCACTTGGTCTATGATTATGACTATCACTCATTGACTCTTCAATACCACTATTCTCAATACCACGATACCTTATAGCACGATGTTGAGTTGATATTGGAAAGAACGTAGTCGGAGTTGGATTTGCGTTATAGTATATACCAGACAAAAATGTAGGACACATACCATCCATATGATCATGACGTTCTTGATCTTGCTCACCATGATAAGCATTATACCAGAACGTCGTGATATCACATGATGCTAATCCTTCCCTACGTAACTCAGTATTACATGCATGAGTTATATCGGAGATAAGACGATCCCTCACGTCTTGTAAGACTAAGGGATCATCATCAGGAATCATTGGAAATGTACTATTTACATCACAGTTCCATCCTTTAGGTACATGACTCTGTTTTCCAGGATCAATAAAGAAATAATTCTTGTGCTTTGTAAACTTAAAACAAATGAGTTGTGTAGGGAATAGATTAATAATCATTTCATCTTAATCATAACAGGGTTATTCTTGCGAACATGAATATCAGTCGCCATTGTAACCCTTACATCATCCCCTTCATATTCATCAGTCCAATGAAGTATTCCTGCTTCAAAGACTAACAACTCACCAACATGATTTTCAAATGTTGTTCCGTCGTAGATAGTACCACCACTACGATTACCACCTAAAAATAAGTTACATGATGTAAAAGGTTTTAGAAACTTCTGTCCAGGATCTTGTGGATCATGATGTCTATGTGGTTGGATCCTGTCGCCCTTTCTAAAGGCGTTGAACCAGCATTGTAACCACTTACCACTACCGAACAGTATACGATACTTAGGGAAGATGATAGGACCCACTACAGGGTCCTCTAGAGCATTATAGTATCGATACCTTCCAGTTAGGTTATCTTTACTGTTGACTCGGGGATACTTATGTTCCCCTAGTCCCATAATCTCTTCCTCCCGTTCTAATACCCTCTCATAACATATAGATGCTTCCCCTTCGGAGAGAAACTCAGGTATTCTAAAAACGTTCATTCAGATTCTTCAGAGCTTTCGGCGCTAGGGTTTGCTGCTTCTCTCTCTTCTGTATCAACGTTACCATCTTTGTTGGTGTCCCAGTCGCTGCGATACTGCAGATTCTTAGGTTTTCCAACAGTATAGTTAAACTCGGTCATCGTCCTTGTCCTCGGTATGGTTTACGCGCCTTGTTACGGGAGGTCGCACTGTATTTAGTATTCTTCCCGTTACCCTGGCGTGTGCTCTTGGGCTTGGAATCGATACTAGGTGCTACGCCTAGTCCTGCTTTACTTCGCATGTTTTCCTGTAGTGTACTAGTTAATTATATCACATTGAGAAGAACTTAGCACCCCCTGCAGGTGCTGAAGCATTCGTAATTGTGATGGGTGTTCCCCCACTTGTTCCAATGATATCCCCAACCCTGCAAACAGGACGACCACCAAAGAATACTTTAGCACTCGTACTTACTGCAGTCCTGGGAGTGGTGCATGGATTGCCTCCAGGTGTCGTACCTGGCGCTGGTGTATGCACATCCCCTCCAAGTATTACAGGGAGTCCTCCGACGAAATACTTACCTGCAGATGCACCGATCGGTCCAATCACACAGGGCGGCGTA